CGTGTTCTGGTCATTTGTTGACACCCTGATGTAACCAATCAGCACGCTGAGTTCTCCGCAAATGGCCGCAAGTTTGCCAGTGCCGCCCGGCACCGGGCCAGGTGTTTGTTTCTCGGAAACCTCGGTTTAGGCGACGCAGCAAAAAAGACTGTCGGTAATGGCGCTGGTCAGCTGCCTGATATGAATTTCTTTGCTGCTGTGAAATCGGGTAATGGATATACCCAGCTACCAAACGGCGTGATCCTGCAGTGGGGGTCTGGCGGATTTAAGCAAAAATCAAGCACCACCGTTGTGCTGCCGATTGAGTTCCCTAATGCGGGAGTCGCCGTTATCGCCTGCAAGGGGTCATCTTTACCGCTGTCTGGTGAATATGGCTTAGGGGCAGGGTTTCGCAATAAAGCATCTTTTGATCTCACTAATACCGGCCCTGACACAACAGTTCAGGGGATTACTTGGCTGGCGCTGGGGTACTGAATGAAAAAATATTCACCATCTGCAAATGCTTTTTACGATACCAGCATCAACTTGGTTATCCCTGATGATGCCGTAAAAATCACCGATAAAAAATGGGCTGACTTACTCGCTGGACAGGCAAACGGAAAGTTGATTGCCTGCGGTGCAGACATGCTTCCGTGCCTGACTGATCAGCCGCTGCCAACAACAGAAGAACTTATCAGCCAGGCCGAAGACAAGCGCAGCCGGTTGAGAGCTGAAGCCGATACGGCCATTCAACCCCTGCAGGATGCGAGCGATTTGGGGATAGCAACAGATGATGAGGCAAGCCAGCTTGTAGCCTGGAAAAAATACCGGGTCATGCTGATGCGGATTAATACGAAAGACGTGGAAAATATCATTTGGCCTGAACAGCCCGCATAAAAAAAGCCCGCATAGCGGGCTTCACTTATTCCGGCATGACCGGCCATTCGATGTCTGGCGCTTTACTGGTATCAATCCGGCTGAGTGCCACCCTGTAACGCTTCCATTCTGACAGTCGGGTAGTCTCATCGTCTGTCGCAATGCTGATATCAACTGCATCCTGCAGCGGCGCGATTGTCCGGTTTGCCACATCCATCTCAGCGGCCAGCCTGCTGCTGGCAATCAGCGCCGCATTTTCAGCATCTGTTGCTGGGGCAGTAAAGAGGCCGTCAATGTAGCGATAATTTATATCGGGCTGTTCAGGCAGCGCGGTAATATCCACCCATACCAGCGAAGGGTGATAGAGTTTTTCAGGCTTCACATTCAGCGCAACAATTTCTGCGACGTGCTGATTTTCGATGCGGGCATAGGTTTTCATCAGCTGAATTCCTCAATAAAAATAACGCCGTCCGAGCCGTAGTTGCCAATAAAGGGATCGGCTCGGGTATTACCGCCACCTCCAGCTCCAAAGGTTTTTCCTTTAATGGATGAATTACCGTCACCGCTTCGCTTGCCACCACCCCAGTAACTTACACCGCCATCACCAGAACCGCCCCGATAAGGGTTTGTAGTCGTCGAGATAATGCCGGGCGCATCGCTGCCGTCACCGCCCTGAATATTCAAATCGCCGCCTACTGCCGTTCCGCCCGCGCCGCCCGCATCACCTGATGAAGTATTAACGCCGTTGCCCGCCGTCAGCAGGCCGTTAAACGTGCTGCTTGTTGCGGACAGTGTTTCATCGCTGCCACGACCTACCACGCCGGGATAAGTTTTGGTGTCGTCCACGTTAAGCCACGCTATAACTGTGGCGCCCGCGCCGCCACCTGCGCCACGGCTTGTAAGCCCGCTCCCCCATCCGAGATAGCCATAGCCTCTGCCCCCGCCGCCGGTCAGGATAATCCTGATGCGTTTGGTTCCGGGCGTGGGTTTGTAGTTAATTGCTCCAGGCGTGGTAAAAATCTGGCGGCCAATAATACGCCCTGTAAAATTTTCGCTAATACCGAGGTTTTTGAGAACGTCAGCAGCCAGCCCGGCGTCTTTGATTTCAGCCAGGGCGCTTGCGATCTGCAGGTACTGGCTGTGTGGGTTTTTAGCATCGGTGTGAGTTTTAATTACGCTGTCAGCGTAGGCTTTCACCTCGATCACAGCATCATCAACATATTTACGCGTTGCCAGCACCACGGAGGGGTCAATCTTAAGGGTGATGGCGTCGGTGCTGTTAATGATCAGCATCATGCGCACGGTCTGCGTGCGGCCACTGCCTTCCTGCAGTGCGGGTTTGTAGGTTTCCGGCGTGTTGCAGACCGCGATCAGCGTCCCGTCCGCGTCGAACAGGCCCATTTCCCGGATCCAGAACCCGCCCGACGTTTCGGGGATCACCTGTTCGGCAATCATCTGGCTGGCGTTGGCCGGGTCAATGCTCAGCGTATTGATGGCGGCGCGGCGCACCTCGTTAACCAGCTTCGTCTGGCTGGCGTTCGGTGTCGGCAGCGTGCCGCCGCCGTCGCCCACGGCCATCTGCGTGATATTCAGCTTTGTGCCGAGCGCGGCAGCGTTGGCAATTTTCGCCGCGCCCTGGTTGGTGACAATTGCATAGTATTTTTGTGTCATGGTCCCACTTCCATCAGGTCAATAACGTGAACCGCCGCACCGCCATAAACTGCGCCGCTGACGGAAATAATTTCCGGGGTATACGGGTAAACGGTCAGGTCATCACCGTCATAGCTGGCCGCCGCTATAAGCGTTTCACCGCTGACCTGCAGGTTTATCGACATTCCCAGCAGGTGACGGCTGCACGGCTTCGCATCACTGATCAGCCGCTCAAGCTCCTGATAGGTTTCTTCAGTAATGCCCTGGTCCTGCACGCCAATGTCCAGCCGGAACGTGCCGGGCGGCTCACTGGTTTTCCACCACTCAATAACCCGGATCAGGAAGCCGAACGGCTCCACCACGCGGCGGATGGCGCTGATGGTTCCCTTGTGCTGATGAATGTAAAACGCATCGCTCACCACCTGCCGCTTGACGCTCTCCGCCCAGCTTTCGTCCCAGCGGTCCACCGAAAAGGCCCAGGCCAGATAGGGCAAAAAGCTCACCGGGCAGGTGGCCGGGTTCCACAGGTCGCGCAGCGGCACGTTCAGCCCGGAAATCCCACTGCACGCCTGCGCCAGTCGGCGCTCCAGCGCAGACGAACCGGGCGGCATCAGGCTGCTGTTGCTCATGTCACCCCCTGATCGCCCGCCACTGAAATGTCCGTGCCGGTGCAGTGGCCCGCCTGCGTGCGGTCCATGATGATGTCCTGCGCCGGTTCGGTGATTTCCACCCAGTCCACACCGGCCACACGCATCACCGCCCCGTAGGACTCACGCCGCACGCTGCGACCCAGCTTTTTCTGTTCAGTAAGGTAAGCAGCCAGGTTAGCGTTTGCCGCCTCAAGACAGGGACCGGCGGCCACGCCGTCGAACAGGTGCAGCCTGGCCTTCACGCTGTAGCTGCGAATAGTCGCCCCCTGAACCGTCACACGGTCGGCCACCGGGCGCACGCTGTCGGCGCTTAGTGCTTTGTCCACTGTAGTCAGCAAATCCGCTGCCGCCGTGCCGTCGCCTTCGCGACTCAGGACAGTGATCAGTACTGTCGCCGGTGACGGGCTGATGGCTGACACGTCCTGCACCCGGCCATCGGCGCTTTTAGCGTGAAACTCATACGCGCCCGTCGGTCCGGCCACGCTCAGCCCCTCAAACGCCTCCGGCACGCGGACGCGCAGTGCGTCGTCTGATTCCATCACTGCATCCACCGGCGGCACCGCGTCGGGATTCGCAGGCGTAATGGTCAGCCGCTTCACGTTATTGCGGGCGGCCTGCTGGTCCAGATCGCTGCCGATTGCATAGGCCACCATCACCGCCTGCGCCGCCTCGTTAATGCGCTGGCGCAGCAGGATTTCCCGATAGGTGTTTTCCTGCAGGCTTTTCACAATCGGCTCAGACTCCAGCGCCAGCACGCGGCGCATGGCGGCCTGTTCATCCGCCGGATAAAGTGCAATCAGCGTCTCTTTGCGCTCAGCCAGCAGCGATTCAAAGTCCGGCACCTCGATAATCTGCGGTGCGGGCAGCTGGGAAAGATCAATTACTGCCACTGTTCACCCCCGTTGGTACAGACATAGCAACCGGCGAGCCGTCATCCCGCTGGCCGGTCAGTTCAACCACCATAGAGCCGTCAAAGTCGCTGGTAAGGTTTACGGTGCTCAGCCTCACGCGAGGTTCCCAGCGGCTGATGGCGACATACACCGCCGCCATTACCTGCAGGCGGATCACGTCGTTCTGTGGCTGGTCAATCAGCACCGACAGCAGCGAACCGTAGTCACGCCGTGCGATGCGGCTGCCTTGCGGTGTGATGAGGATGTCGCGCACGCTCTGCCGGATGTGCTCGATGTCGGTAATGGCTTCGCCGTTGTCGCGGTTCATGCCGAGGTACATCATTGCGGGCCTCCTGACATATCGCCGCCACTCTTAACTTTGTCGTGTAAGTGCTTATCAGCAATTACACCGTTAGAACTCATTGAACCGCCGCCGTGTGTTACATCGCCGTTCATCGTGGTGTCACCGTTGATCCGTGTCTGGCTGGCCTCTATCCCCAGCGCCTCGGTGATCAGCTGAATGCCATCCGCTGCTTCAATGCGCACGCTTTTGATGTTCTTTATCAGCAGCTGGCCGGTTTCCGGCTCGTACTGAAACCAGCCTCCATCCTTAAACACGGTGGTGGTGCCGTCTTCCGAGTAGTCAGGCGGCGGGAAGGCTTCGGAATAAATGGCAGGCAGCGCAAAGGCAGTTTCAAGATTACCGCCCAGGCTCAGCAGCACGACCTGTTCCCCCACGGTGGGCTTCCACCATGTGCGTGTATTACCGGCGCGCAGGGTGAGCCAGTTGATCCAGTTGGTTTCGAGGTCGCCCGTTTTCACCCGGCACAGCCAATTACCCGGATCCACTTCGGACACGGTGCCGGTGCGGATCATGTTGGTGATAAGACGCATGATTTCGGTGAGTTGTGTATTCATTCCCACATTATGAGAAGCTAACTTGTTATAATTAAGAGCCAGCACTTGTGCCAATCACCATACAAAGGAAAATTTATGGCAAAGAAAAAACTCGAATCGCAAGAGTTAACATTCTCATTCGGCAATGAAAAATTAGAAAACATCGAATGCAGTGTTGAAGTTGACGATGACAGCAATTGGAATAAGGTTAATGTCGTAACGAACAATCCAGATATAACAAGGATTCAAGATTGCGAATTCGTTGACGTAAAAATATCAATTAGAAATATAACTGGAGACTCATCTAAAGACACTGAAATTAACAAAGCTTCCATTCATGGTTTTGGGATATCCTTCGGAAGAAAAGATTCGACTTTCAGTTTTTCTCTTTATCCGAAAGAAGTGTATATATATCATCGTTATGCTAGGCCCACTAAACGTAGAAAGGTAACCCTTCATTACTATATAAACAAAGCACCAATGATTTCGCCATACTATCGCCTTATCCCGAATGAACTTGGAGAAGTGAAGAAAGAAAGTAACCCTGCACTTGAGATCCCATTAGATAATAACATAAAGATTAAATCAGAAGTCGCGTTTAGCTATAATTTACAAGGAGATGACTTCGAATCTAAAAGATATCAAAGATTAACAACTTCTTTTTCTCGAAAAAGAAATATTGTTGAGTTTATTCAAGAGGAAATATCACCTCAGATAGACGACCTTTTAATGCTTTCATCTCTGTTGCATGATGGCAAGGTTGCTTATACCAGCTGGAAAGCTGAAGCTGATGGTTTAACAATACTTTATTACAAGAGTTCGAGAAAAAAAGCTGATGACAATGATAATGGGAGGTTTAAAAATCTAATTGAACCGCAAAATGTAAGGGATTTCCTTACATCCACCTTAGAAGTTTATAAAAAATCATCGTACAAACACTCAATTGATAATGCAATCTATACTTTAATGCTAAGTAATAGCACTGTAATTGAACTATCTTACCTTGCATATTTTCAAGCTTTTGAATCAATGGTGTTAACATTTAAAAGAATAATGGGTACGGAATTCATTTTTAGCGAGAATGATTTTAAATTAATGCGTGCTTCTCTTGAAAAATCAATTGGCATACATATCCCAGATGATAAGCAGTTGAGACAAAAGGTTAAAAGTAAACTAGGTGAGTTAAGAAGAGTCTCTCTTAAAGATGCAGCCAATAATTTTATAGAGCACTTTAATATTGATCTGGGTAGCCTGTGGCCTTTGTTTGATGACAAAGGAAAAGGCGTTATTGGTCTTGCAAGCATTAGAAATGTATTAATACATGGAGATTTGCTGCCTCCTGATGCATTGAGAAGTGTTGCAATCGCATCTCATCACTTAAGAGTGTTGTTGATTCGATGTGTATTTTCTCTTTTGGATTGGGAGATACAGAGGACACAAGTAAGAAGCGATCATCTCATATCAACACACCATCTTTTCGATGGGGAAGTGTTGAGTGATTCGCTCTCTGATATTTTTTCTTTCTTCTCCGAGAAAAAATAAAGACTAACATTAAGGATAGGCTTATTAAGTTACATTTTTTATAAAAAAGGTTAAATGAATTTATTATCGACTCAACCTGCTAGAAGTCGTAATAGAAGCTCATTTATAGCAATTTCAACATTGCCATTTATGCCCAGCAACGGACGTTCAGCATATTTCACTATCGGGCCGCGACGGCTTACCCGGTCCCGCAGGCCGTAGTGATGGACGCGGGCCAGCTTCTGAACCCCCGGCACAAAGGCAATATCTGCGGCGTCAGCATTCGCCTGCGCCTTCAGATACTTCGCTGTTTTAAGCTTCGCGAACATGCCGCGACGGATGCGGCCCTTTTTGCTGCGGGCATTGAAGCGGCGCGGCTCCCATGCGGTGCCGTCCGGGGAACGCTGCGCGGTGATGTTCGCCTGCTGAATGCGGCGCACATCGCGCGCCACTTCCCGCAGCATCTTTTTCCGGGCCGCCGGTTCCAGCTGTGCAAGCAGCGCCGTCAGCCAGACATCCACTTCATGTAGTTCAGCCACGTTTCACCGTCCAGAATTCCTCCGGCGCGTCAGGCTCGGGCACCGCTTCGATATGTGCCTTCCCGTTCTCAACCGTCGCTATCACGCGCTCGGTCAGCTTCAGGTCCATGCTGATGTCACAGCGGTCATTCGCCAGAATATCCACCTCAAACGAAAACAGCCTTTCGCGCGCCTCGCTGTTCTGCAGCGCGTCGGGCTGGTTTTCCCGCAGCCACAAAAGCACCGGTGCCATCAGCAAATTCTGATCGCCGGTGAAGTCGGTGATCACTACGTTCAGCGTGTAGCGGTACTCCCACGAAAGGGATGCGGCAGACGTGGCGACCAGCTGGCCGCTGTCCACGAACAGGTGCAGGCGGTCCGGGTTGTCGGCCACATACTGGACCGACTTATTCAGTGCGCTGCGTAAGGACTGCGGCTTGTTCATCGTCTTTTTCCTGACAGCTGATGATGGTATCAACCTTACCGGCACATGCCGCCCAGGCGGCCTCCGTTTCGTCCAGCAGGGCCAGAAGGTCTCCGTTAGTGCGCGGCGCTGCCGGGTCCAGCTGGCAGCGGGTGATTTTCGGACAGCCACTCACGGTAAGATTCACCTCCTGTGAGAGCCGGTCGCTGGCGCAGCCGGACAACAGGATCAGGCAGAGCAGTATCACTCCAGCGGCGCAGGTCTTCATTTTCACGTTTCAGTTCCTCAATTTTTCGCTGCCGGTCGCGCAGCAGCTGGCCGTTGCGTTCGGCTGCGGCATAAAGCTGCGTCTGTGCCTGGCTGCTGGTCTGCGTCAGGATATTCAGGGCAATCAGCTGGCTGTTTTTCTGGCTCAGCTTTTTCCCCTGCGTTTCTATGACTGCCTCATATGCGTGAATCTTCTGATAGGCGTTGTGCAGGTTCCACGACTGCCACAACACAATCCCCACAAAAAAAAGAACCATCACGATGATGTTCTTCATGTGCTCAGACTCCTCTAAGGCACCAGGCCAGTTCACGCCCGCGCCGGTTATCCAGCCCCTGATTGAATACGCCTTTCACGTACACCCAGCGCGGCAACTGGTAACACGCCTCGCGCCACTGGCCCTTTTTCAGCAGCGCCACCATCGTAGAGCCGCACACGTTGCCGGTTCCCACGTTGAACGCCAGCGACACCATCGCGTCATATACCTGCTGCGGCATAGAGACCGCCACGCAGCGCGCCAGTGCCGCCTCAGTGCGTAACACGTTGGTAATGAAATTCCCCGCCGCCTGCCGTTCCGTGATGGACTTACCCGGCACCACGCCGGACGTGTTACCGATCCCGTCGGTCCACTTTCCCGCGTTGCACTGGTACGGCTGCAGGCGGCAGCCCTCATAGTCGGCAATCAGCCGCAGCCCTTCCACGGAGGTGTGCAGCAGCTGAAAACCGGGCATCGTGGCGGCCAGCGCCAGCACCACGCCAACGGTACAGCGTTTAACGGTTTGCAGATTCATATTCACTCCGCGTAATGCGCCCGCTTGCCAGCAGCTGGTAGGTTTTGTGTTTGTAGTACCAGCTGATAAGTGCCATCAGCATGCCGATTAACACACCGGCCACGGTGGACATGTCTTTCAGGTCCATGCCGCCCAGCCACGCCATCACCACCGCAATGCACCAGGT